CTGCTAGCGCCTCTGTCCAAATAGATTCAGATATAAATGGTGATGCAAATTCTTTCATTGCTTCAAACATACCACCAATAAAATCATTAACGATACCATCATTATCTTTCTCACCCTCAGCTACTCTGTTTACAACAGTTTGTAGTGGTCTAATCAGCGTGTCGTATGCATTAGCATGACTAAAATCTACGTATTCAAACGAACCGTCTTTCTTTTTTATTGGCAATATTGTTGAGTTTTTTGACCAGTTAGGCACATATCTTCTAAGTGCTGCTCTTTCTTCTTCTGTTACATCGTACAATGCACCAAACATTTCAGACACAGCGTACGGTACAACAGTTATAGTTGTAGTAAAACCAAAATCATCATCAGCGTCAGCTGTTGTTGGATCAGGCACCACAACAATTCTTTCTTCTCTTGTAGGATTTCCAGTCGTATCGGTGTATAAGTCAGTTTGTGTTTCTTTAATTACTTTACTAGAATATATAGGTCCATACAAATATGTTTTAGCAGTAAAACTTAAACTGTAATTAACTGCTCTTCTATTTGTAAATGAACCATCATAACTATCTGCATAATCTACAGAATTTAAAGTAATCGGTACATCTCTTTTAATTCCCATTTCAGGAATTGCATTTATGGTAACTGTATAGTCTGGTTGAAAGTAAGGTAAAATTTGTTCTACGATTATTAATCCATCTTCAGCAGTTGCTGTAAATGAATATAAATTAAATGATATATTATAAGGCACAGGATTATACTGATAGTATTGTTTAGCTGCGTCTGAAGTATTTACATTTTTAAACTTACCTACTCTTTGTAATTTACGAGATGAATCATAAGAGATACCTGATATTTCAAAACCCATACGAGGTAATGATATAGCAGTTTCTCTTTGTTCTAAATTAGGTTGTTGTTCTAATCTTACTAAAAACTTTTCTTTAGGCGAATATGCTAAAGGTACTTTTATTTTCTGTACAACATCACCACTACTATTTGTTCTATGAATAATAATGTTGTTGAATATTGTACCAAATGCTACAACAACTTTTCTTAATGACTCGTGGTAAAATCTTTTTCCAAACATTATTCGTCAACCTCTCCAAATGGGTTTCTTTCAGTAAAGTCAAGTATATCATCTGCTGTACTTTCTGTACCAAACCCAGCGTCTGATTCGTATGTAGTGTTATCAGCATAATCTCTTGTTTGTGTCGCCAGATTATAATCGTCTGTTTCTAGTATTATATAGTCATAAACTCCTGTTACGGTATCAGAATTTTCTAATAACATACCACCATCATCTTCTAATACTAATTGTTCTTTTAATATATCTAATGATAGTTTATCTTCAACATCATCTATTTCTTTTCTACCAACATCAAATTTCTCCGAACTATATTCGAATCTAGTTGTTCTTAATTTATAAACTGGTAAATTTCCTAATTGGAAGAATGGCTCTTGGTCTTCAACAAACTGTATCTCAAAAAAACTATTCATCAAAGGTATATAAATTAAATCACCTTCGTTTGGTCTACCTGATTGTATTAAAGTTGCCTTGTTATCAACTTGATTTTGCCAACGTCTTTTAGAAATCATAAACGTTGTATCTTCTCTAATTTCTAAACCAAATTTAGATACTAATTCTTGTTCACCTGCAAAGCCTTCAGTAGTTTCAACATACATTTCTAACATATATGAAGCGTCAAATTTAGAAAGAGTGTCCTCTCCTAAAACTAAATCTTTATTGACTAATGTTCTTGGTAAATAAAAGCAATCGTGGCCGTATATCTTTAGGCCTTCTATGATTAAATCTTCGTGTAATCTTTTTTCTGCTGTGTTGCCGATTCCGTTGCCGCCTTGAAAATAGTGATTAACTGGCATAGCATTATCCTATCATATAAGTTACAGGCGTTTCGTATGTGCCTCTTATTTCAGTTTCTAATTTTTCTATATCGTTTTGTGCTTCTTGGAATATTTGTTGACCATTAAGTGTAACACCACCTAACATAGCTACACCGTTAAATTTTGATAAGTTGGCACCCCATTGTCTTTTGAACAATGCTGTTGTATATCTTTTTAAATAGATATCATTATATACATCGGTCATAACAGTTGGGTCTAATTTTCTAAAACATTCAATAACAAGAAACTCTCCTACAGATATGTCTGTTTTCCAATCCATATCTACGTAAAGTTTATTATTGTATTGATTAAATCTTACAGGTTTTTCACCTACTAATATGTGATCTAAAAAATCTAAATGTCTTAACACCATATCATAATGAATAATTGATGTTGATGAAAAGTCATACAGATCATTTAATCTTAATTGATATCTGATATCAAATAAATTTTGATTACCTCTATTTGATAGAGGGAATATTCTAGTTACTGCTAATACAGCTTCTGGAACTACTATAAAATTATTCTGTTCAGTCCATGCAGTAGTTACTGAATTTTTAGTAATTGAAGATGAACTATCTCCATCAGGAGATTTCATTCTATCTACATCTGCTTGTGTGACTTTGTATTTAAGGTATGTTCTTTCAACACCATCATAGTGATATTGAGCAAAATATTGCAACGCCTCATCTAATCTATCTTCTAACTGATCGTCATCAACGTTAATTTCAATAACAGGTTTGCCTAATGTTCTTAAAGCATACTGTTTTAATGTTTCTCTGGTATTTGGATTAGCCATTTAATAGTTCCTTTTGTTACTATTTATAAGATTTTCCAACTGTTGAGAAGGCTCATTCCCAGTTTACGCATAAATGCGTTATGTAAAAATAGATAATTAAGTGATTAATTAAATATTACGAACTACAACCGAATATAGATTTAACAGTTGTTCCGCCAGAATCTACAATATCTAACTGAACAGCAGTAGCAAACATAGATGAAACAATGTTTGAAATTGTGTTGTTAGAAGCGTTAATAGTTTTGTTAGTTATCGTTTTAGTATTAGTTGTAGATAAGATATCAACCCCACCCAAAGTAGCAGTTGTTGCTTCAATGTTTGCAACTAATGTCGCAACAGCATATCCTGTACCACTTGTGTTTACAGTTGTTGTAGGTGCAGCCTGATTATCTTTAAATAGTTTCCACTTACCATCGCCAGCATCTCTAAACAAACCACCGTAAAGGTCTTGTGAACCAGATGTGTCGTACAATCCATACATACCAATATCAACAGCGTCAGCCGAATTGTTTCCTGTTGCAAGAGCAATTAATGGATCTTCTACTGCCAATGTAGCAGTATTAACTGTAGTAGTATCACCAGAAACAGTTAAGTTTCCAGAGATTGTTACGTTGTTAGGTAATCCGATAGTTACTGTTCCTGAACTTTCAGCAACTTCAATTTCATTATTAGTTCCAGAGAAAGTCATTGTTCCACCTAAAGCAATTGCTGTAGTATTAGAACCGTCTGAAACTGTTACTGAACTATTTGATAATGATGAGTTACCAATGTTTGATAATGTGTTTGCACTACCTGATATTGTTTTGTTTGTTAATGTTTGAGTTGCAGCCAATCCAGCAAAACTTTCAGATTGTAGAGCAGTATTAAACTCAGCAAGTGAACCTGTCAAAGTATTATCTGCTAAATCAATTGTTTTGTTAGTTAATGTAGTTGCGTGAGCATCCATAGTGACTTGATCGTTGCCAGTTAACAATGGAAGAGTTACTGTTCTGTCAGCCGCCAATTCACTTACAGCAAATACATATTGATGATCTGCTGATGTGTCATTGATTTGTGGTGTTGTCATAACAGGACTTGTTAAAGTCTTGTTAGTTAAAGTTTGTGTTCCTGTTAAAGTTGTAACAGTTGAATCAATAGCAAGTGTTGCTGTAGTTCCTGTCGCACTTGAAGTTAATCCAGTACCACCAGCGATTGTTAACGTTTCAGAGTCTAAATCAATATCAATTGTTCCAGAGTCTGTAGTTAAATCTAAATCCTGAGCAGTAACTTGTGAGTCAACATACGCTTTAATGGATTGTTGTGTTGCTAAATGTGTTGCAGAGTCAGACGCCATATTGTCTTCATCTTTAACAGCAGTACCACTAACACCTGTATTAAATACTGGTGAAGTTAATGTTTTGTTTGTTAATGTTTGAGAATCTGTTAACGTAGCAACTGAGCCGCCAATAGCAACAGTTACAGTTGTTCCTGTAGCAGATGTATCAATTCCTGTTCCACCTGCAATCGTTAATGTTTCTGAATCTAAATCAACATCAATTGTTCCAGAGTCAGACGTAACGTCCATGTCTTGTGCTGTTACCTGTGAGTCAACATATGCTTTAATAGATTGTTGAGTTGCAATTTGTGTAGCACTATTTGAAGCCATATTATCTTCATCTAATATAGCACTACCTGAAACGGCAGTATTTAATACGGCACTTGTTAATGTTTTGTTTGTAAGTGTATCTGTAGTTGCTTTACCAACCAACGTATCAGTTGCGTTTGGTAAAGATAGTGTTCTATCTGCTGTTGGATCAACCGTTGTTAAAGTTGTTTCGTAAGCGTCATCTGTTGCACCTTCAAAAACAAAAGCATTTTGAATACTAATTGTTGTTGAGTCAACAGTTGTAGTTGTTCCTGAAACTGTTAAATTTCCTGATACAGTTAAATTGTCGTCAATTGTAACTGTTCCACCAGCTGAGTCTATTGTAAGATTTCCTGTAGATGTATCTATTTCACCTGCAGCCGTCTTACCTAATTGAATATTTCCTTGTAAGTTACCAACAGTAGCGGCACCACCTGCAGTAGAACCATCGTGTAAGATAACTTTATCTAGTGTAGTATCTACCGTTATTTCACCAACTGAGCCTGTATAGGCAGCATTTTCAGCAGTAGTACCTCTTCTTAATTGTAAAATTGTTGGCATTGTTGTTCTCTCCCTTTTGTAACAAACTAACTTGTATTATTTATAATAATTAGTTATTTGAACTCCTTTTTTTTACTTAATTTGTTTGATTTTCAATTTCCATAATATTAATTAGAGTTAGCAACATAACCAAAGTCAACTACTCCTAATTGAACTGAAACAGTTCCCATATCAATTCTTCTATATGTTTTGTGATTACAGTCTGCAACGATATTATTTAAAGAAACCCCGAAAGCGTCTTCTGGAGAAGCAGCTACGCCTGTTTCATCACCGCCTAGGTATATTGTCTGTACAGCAGAACTGTCAATTGAGATTGCTTTCATCTCATCAAATCTTTGATCTGTTGTATCTACAGCAGTTTGAGCAACGTTATTTCCTATGTAAGCCATTTATTCCCTAGTCTGATATTGCATCCACAGCACTTACCCAAACATCACAAGAACTAGCAGTATTAGATACTACTTTTAATACGTCAGCACTTTGAATAACGTATTTTGCTCCTCCGTCTATAATTTGTAAAGTGCCACCTGATTGAATCGGTGCGCTTTTTATAAGATAATAGTCATTTGAACCATCATTTATATAAACATCTACTTTGATTTCACTTGACGTTGTATTCGCTAAAGCAATACCTATAACAGTATCATAACTATTTGCAGTATGCAATGTTACTGCTGACGTACCAACGTTTCTTGCTATATATCTTCTAAAATTTTGTGCCATATATCTATCTCTTTATCTATTTATATATTTATAATGCGATTGCCATAGCAATTGCAAAACCTTTTGTTGATTTGTTATCCAATTGAGTCTGAACATTACTAGAAACCCCATTTAAATAACCAAATTCTGTATTTGATATCGTACCATCGTGTATCAAATTTGCGTTTAATCTAGCAGACGAACTTATAGTTGCCTGTTTTGCGTCTAATTGTGTCTGTATATTTCCTGTAAGATCATTCAAATATCCTAATTCTGTAGATGTAATATCACTTACAGAAACATCACCACTACCATCAGAAACAAGAGCACGTGAGCCAGTTAAATCTTCTAACTTACTCATTGCGATAGCCGCTGATGATTTAATATCAGCGTTAACTATATTTGTAATTGTGTTGTTGTCTGAATCTATTGACTTGTTAGTAAACGTAGTTGAACTTGAAGCCGATACACTTGAAACATTACTATCTACATATGCCTTAACTGATTGTTGAGATGGTGGACGAGTAGCACTATCTGTTGCCATATTATCTTCATCAATAAGTGATAAAGTTTGATTGTCAACATATGCTTTAATACTTTGTTGTGTTGCTAATTTCGTTGCCGAATCGGAAGACATATCGTCTTCATCAGCAACAGCAGTACCAGAAACGCCTGTATTTAAAACAGGTGATGTTAATGTTTTATTAGTTAAAGTTTGTGAAGATG